ATTCGCGGATCTCCCGCATGCCGTTGAACCGCGGTTTGCCGTTCTTCGGGTTGTGCGCCGGGGCGTCGGGGTCCCAGCGCGGAAGCTGGTGGGATTCGAACACCCGGCTCTGCATCATCCTGCTCGTGGCCCCGCGGACCAGGACACCCTCAGTCCCGACCACCTGGGAGCGGATCTCGGCCATGTCGGGGCCCAGGTGCACCAGCCTGTACCGGACCCCGCCCTCGGTCACCGTCAGCGGCACCTTGGCGTCGTCCGGCAACTCCACCGGGAGCGGGATACCGTCCGCCGACTCGTACCTGTGCACCCTCACGCGCCACCTCCTAGCTGCTGGGCCTTCACCTTCGTCCCGCCGGCACCAGCGCCAGCGGGCTCCTTGCGGCCACCCTTGGCCCCGAGCTTCAGCGTCACGCCGCCCAGGGGCTTGCCGGCCGTGTTCCTTCCGAGCGAGGCCTGCGGCGGCTCCGTCGAGCCCTGCTCGCCTCCGAACTGCGCCATCTGCGCGCCCCACTCGGCCGCGCCCTGGATGTCGATGAAGTTCTCCAGCCCATCGATCCCCAGCAGCGAGCCCAACTCGGGCAGCACACGGCCCCAGTCCATGAACGGCGCCGACGGAATCGCCTGACCCAGCCACCCGATCACGCTCATCATCTGATCGGCGCGCGCACGCCGGGTCGCCGGCGTCTCGGGCTCCATCGCGAACGGGGCGATCTCGAACTGCAGGTCGTCGAACGTCATGCCCTTCATCGGGCCGCCGCGCAGCATCGGCTGGACCATGCCGGGCACCTGCCCCTTGACCCCGATCACGACGCGGTCGTCGTGGTAGCAGTACCACGCCAGCGCCTCGTAGATGTCCGACACGAACCTGCGGAACACCGCCACCACGTCGTTCGTGCGCGCATCGCTCGACGCCGACGCCAGACTCGCCTCCGTCGCCGTCCCGTCGCCGGTCACCATGCCGCGCTGGATGTCGTCCATCCCGAGCAGCCTGTCGGTCGAGTTCCGGCGCATGTCCAGGTGCTGGATGCCCGACGCCGACACGCCGCCCATCTCGACGCTGGTCAGCGACCCCTCGCCAGACAGCGGCACGCTGTACCCGTCCTCGGCATCGAGCAGGTCCGATGTCGTCTGGTCTCCACCGACCACGCCGACCACGCGCTTGTACCTGCGCGCGGCGCGGTTGTTCGCTCGCCCCGCAGCGGCCAGTTCGCGCATCGAACCCTCGGCAGCCAACGTCGGGCTCATGCCCAGGTGCACGTGCTCGTTCTCAAGGAACTTCGCCGTCACGAACGGGCCCGAGCGCGGACCGTAGAACTTCCTCGGCCTGCGCAGGCTCCAGGCCTTCTCGTCGGCCTCGTCTTCGAGCGTGTCATGCTCGCCCTGCGCCGCGCCGAGCGTGTAGATCGTGCCGCTGAATCCGTCGTCGGGGTCCTCGCCGGCGGCACCGTGATCCTCGGGCACGAACACCTCGTAGATCGCCACCTGTCCACGCGCCGGCACACCTTTGCGCTCGGGCTGCACCACGTCGACGCCGGACTCCTCGGCCAGCGCCTTCACGTTCTCGACGTGCCAGTCGTCGGGGTTGGCCTCGGCCTCCTCGATCAGCCCGTCGAGGTCGCGCAGCATCACGTGCCCCTGGAACCTCGGCGCGCCAACGGGCAGCGGGTCCTCGAAGTAGCACCGCGGGTCGATGCGGTACATCTGCGGCCACCACACCGGGCGCCCCTCGGCCGTCATCCCCTCGCGCGGCTCAGGCGAAACCATCGCCACCGCGTAGTCGAGCAGGTAGTCGACGCACAGCGTACGGAACGTGCGCCACATCTTCTGCTCGTGCGTCATGCGGCTGAGGCCGTCCTGCATCGCCTTCGCCACCGCTCTGGTCAGCAGCTCGGGACGCTTCGACTTCACCAGCACATCGGGGTTCGAGAACGCCGCGCGAGGCAGCACGTAGCAGATGTACTCGTACAGCGCGTTCTCTGGGTCGTACTCGTCCCCAGAGTCCGCGGCTTGGTACGGGCCGGCAATGCGCTCCAGGCGCTCCTTGCGAGTACGCAGACGCCGCTCCCGCGCTGCCTCAGCAGCACGGACCTCGGCGAGCAGCGCGCCCGGAGTCTTGCAGCCGGCGAACATCTAGCGGGTTCCCTTGCGACGAGCAGCCTGTGCGCGCCCCTTCGTGCGGGCGGCCTGCGCGCGGCCCGCCAGCGAGCGCGTGGCGGCTCTGCTGAACATGGACGGGCGCGAGGACGAGGCCGCACCGCGCGAGGAGACGCCGCCCGACAGGCTGCGATTCTGAGCGCCGTTCGTGCGCAGCGCAGGGGCGCCGCCCCTCGCGGTGACCTTGCCGGCCTTCTTGCGCCCGTAGAGCTTGCCGAGCGCCTTGCCGTATCCGCCACCGACCTTCGGCTTGGCCTTCGGCTTGGCCTTCGACTTGGCGCCCGACATGAGGCCGTTGAACCCGGCCACGCCGCTGCGCTTGCTTGTCGACTTCATCTTGCTGGCCAAACCACTGATGAGTTTTCCGTTGAACATGCTGATCTCCTACTGGACTACGAACGGCTTCTCGGGGAACAGAGTCGGGAACAGCAGCTTGGTTCCGCTCATCGCGTCCGGCCCCTCCCACACGACGTAGGAGAACGGACTCGTGTTGTTGAACCCAGCCTGCACCGATCCGATCACGATGTCGCGACAGCCGTTGTCGACGCGAATCGGGATGCGGTTGAAGTCGCCCTGCTTGTTGAGCAGCGTGAAGTGGCTCGAATCCAGCAGGATGTTCGCTTGGTTGGTCATCCACACGCAGTAGCCCGTGTTGCGCAGCGTCGACGGGCCAGAGATGTTGTGCCAGCGGTTGCCCTGGATGCTCGTCGCCTGACCGATATTCTGCGTCGCGTTGGCCAACCTCACGACGGACCCAACCGCGCTCATGCGGCCGAACGTGTTCGAGTGGACCGAGCCGTACGCGCCGCCGATGAGACGCACGAAGTCCCAGCCGGTCATGACCTCGAAGAAGTTGTCCGAGTAGTGGAAGTGGTGCCCCTCGGTCGTCGACGCCGCAACCGTCACCAGACCGCACTCGGTGCCAGAACCCGTGATCGTCGCACCGCTGTAGTGCTCGTCGGCGAGCCCGATCAGGCCGTAGCCCGAGTTGCCGGTGAACGAGCAGAACAGCGAGTCGTGCATCGCGAGGATGCCGCGGATGTTCGTCGGCGCGGCCGACGTGATGTTCTCTGGCGAGTCATGCGTGAACGTGCAGTTGCGCACCTTCGCGTGCACCGCGTACTCCATCCTGATGCACGTCCAGCCGATGGGCTCCGTGTCCGTCCCGACCGTCGCCTCGCGAGTCGCGTCGCACAGGAACCGGCACCCGTCGATCAACGCGCCCGAGACCATCGCCGTGCCTGACGTGCCGGTGACCTTGATCGCGTTGCACTCCTGGCCCGCGGCGACGAGGTTCGCGATGCTGAACTCCACGTCGCGCAGGTGCACGTCGTGGGCGCCGGCCTGGATGTCGAACAGGTTGCGCTCGACGTTCATCGCGTAGTTCGATGCGTCCTCGAACCGACCGCCGATCCACTCCGTGCCGGCGCCGGCAGAGGTGACGCGCATCGCGCCAAAGAGGTTTCCACCCCCGGAGGTCGTCATCTGAATCACGGCGCCCGGAGCGCAGATCACGCGCACCGGCTTGTTGATCGCGGGAAGCGAGGACGCGACGCGGTACACCGTCGAACTGGGACCGAGGATGACCTCGCCGCCAGTCGTCGGCAGCAGGCCCATCAGGCTGTTCCAGAATGCGCCGAAGTCGTTGCCCGGCGTGTACGCGAGTTCAGCCCACGCGCCCACCCCCGCAGCCCGGTAGTACGCAATGTTCTGCTGAGCCATCAGAGCCTCACTTTCCTACGCCGCGAGGCGTGCGATGGGGTGTAGTCGAACGTGGATCCGCCGGCGCCAGGAATACGGCGCACGCTGCGGTGACCCAGGACCGCGCCCATCGAGTAGTCGGGCAGACCAGTCTCCGCGGGCTTGGGCGTGAAGTCCTTCTGCCACGACCACGTCAGCGCGTAGATCAGCGCGTCGATGGCGTGGTCGGGATACGTCGGGTCCGGGTCGCCGACGGAATCCACCGGCAGCACCTGACCCGGACGCGCCTGACGATACGGCCACTCCAGCAACTCGTCGGTCAGGCAGCGCGCGCCGAGTTCGATGCGATGATCCGGCCCGCCGTCCACGCGCATCGCGTCGTCGAGCACGTAGAGCATGTCCGTCGCGAACTGCGTGCGCAGGTGCGCGCGCGTCGCCTCGCCGAACGACTTGTCGCCGCGCTTCGACTTCACCACCGGAACAACCGGGCTGCCGCTCAGGCGGCTGTTCAGGAACACGATGTCGCGGTGGTTCGCGCTGTCGGCGATCACGCGCACAGGGCGGAACTCCTCGATGATGTCGTGCACCTTGGCCGCCCACCAGTCCTGGTGCTCGTCGTACCGGTACACCTCGCGCACCACGTAGGCCGGGCCGCCGTACTCGGGATACCCCAGCACGACCAGCGCCTGCGTGCGGCCGAAGTCCAGGCCGGCCACGTGGAACGCCATGCCGGGGATCTCGTCGATGCCGAGCACGTGGCGGTCCTGGTCGAACGTGTCGATGATGCGGCCCTCGTTGTCGCACCACTCGCCGAGGTACAGCCGGCGACGGTCAGCGCCGGACATCGCGCGCAGGCGTTCGAGGTCTTCCTCGCTGCACCGCGGGTTGTCCTCGTGCCGCGTCCTGATTCGCTCGACGCGGCCCTCGTTGCACGCGAGGTTGAGGTGGTGCCTGGGCGTGTCCGGGTTCGTGTCGCCCATCTGGATGCCGAACGGGCAGCGCGTCGGACGGTCGCCCTTGCGCACCGCGCGCCCGAGCTTCTCCCACACGTCCTTGCGCGACTCGACGGCCTCGTTCCAGTACACGATGTCCCACTCCGACGAGTACCACCGCTGCGGGTCGTCCATGTGGCCGAGCACGATCTCGGAGCCGTTCTCGAACACGTAGCGCGAGCGGTGCTCGCCCTGGCCGTATCCCTCCTGGCGCACGAGCGGATGCTCTGGCCACAAGACCTGCGTCTCGAACGTCTTCTGCCAGCCGTCGCGCAGGTCCGCTCGGAACTTGCGCACGACCAGAATGCGCGTCCACGGATACCTCTCGGCGGTCTCGTACAGGAACTCGGCGATGGCGCGCGTCTTCCCGGTGCCGGCCGGGCCCTCGACGAGCACACGCGGAGGCGGCCGCTCCTGGCCGTCGAGCCAGCGGAAGATCCGGCGCAGGTTGCCGTGCGGCCGGTAGACCTGCTCGACGACCTCAGGAGTCGGCATCCTGGCTCCAGCTAGAGCGCACGTGCACGATCACGTCGAATCGGATCGGCCCATCGGTGAGGCCGGGCACGATGCCGCCGCCGTGCGTCACGCGGAACTCGCAGCGGTACGTGCGCCCGCCGCGGAAGCGCACCGTCGGCAGCGACGGGCTCGGCACCGCGGTGTTCGAGTGGACGACGGTGAATCCCGCATTGAAGCCGCTCCCACCCAGGCGCCAGCCCGACGTTGTCCACGGGCTCGACTCGGAGTTGAACGTGGACGCGACCGAGTAGTCGGTGACCTGTGTCGGGTCGCCCTCGTTGACGAGCGTGGCCGGCGCACCGGGATCGGTCACGTCGTACACGTGCACCGACGCGCCGGTTGCCGTCTGGTACGTGGCCGTGTCGGAGGGCGGGTTGTCGTCGACCAGGATCTTGCCCGCCTCGGTGAGAAGCTGCGCGCGCACGAGCACGTTCTCGCCCTGCAAGATCTCGGTCGTGGCCTGGATCTTCACGGCGCGACTCCTTCGGCCTGGACGCGCGGCATGCGCTTGCCGGCCTGCACCG